GATCGGAGGGTCGGACGTGACGGTGCCGACCGCCAGGGAGTTCGCCGGGCCGGGGTCACCCTGCGGACCTGCGTTGCCTCGGGGCAGAGTGAGGTTGAGCGTCTGGTTGGGAGGCGTGCCGGTGACGCTGGCTGCGGCGGAACTGCCCGGCGCTCCGGTGGTGACGGTGCCGATCGCGAGCGAGTTGGCCGGACCGGCGTTGCCGGTGTCACCCTTGTCGCCCTTCGGGCCTGCGTCCCCCTTGGGGATGGTGAAGTCGAAGACGGCAGCGTTCTCGTCTCCGACGTTCACCACCGCAGCGTCAGTACCCGGCGCACCCGTGGTGGTAGTCCCAACCTCGATGGTGGCCGCACCCTGGGAGTAGGGCAGGTCGTTCCAGGCATCGTTGCCGTTGCCGAACTTGATGCGTCCGGTGTCGGACTCTTCGCCAGGCTCGGCGACAGCAAGGATCGGGTTGGAAGCCACCCACTCGGCAGCCGTACCTCGACGTACCTGGATTCGTGCTTCCACCGCCTACCTCCTCAGGCCGGGACCGGGGTGATCGAGCCGCCGTTGTTGCGGATCTGTGCGGCGCGCGCCTCGATCTCGGTGTTGTACGTAGTCTGCACACCGTTCGGAGCGGTGTACAGGTACTTCTGCTTCGCGGTCTTCCCGCCGCAGTTGCACCCCATCAGTCTTCTCCCATCACTCGGGCAGTCAGCGCCGCCACCTTCTCCTTGCGAGCCTGCTGTGCGGCGATGTGGCGCACCACCGCAGCGGCGATCGCCTCCACGTCCACGACCGGCTTGTCGTCGGGGTGGACGACGCCAGCGGCGACCAGGGCGTGCTGCTCACCCTCCTCGACCGACGCGGCGACACGCGGGATCGGGAAGCCGGGGGAGTTGACCGCCAGCGCGGCGATCAGTTCCAGGTTGCTGCCGATCCGCCGCCAGTCGCCGGACAGGGCCGAAGCCTGGAGCGCGGTGACCATCTCGTCCGGCACACCGGGACGCACCCAGCCGTGCACCCAGATGCCGTGCTCGTCCTCACCGCAGGCCACGTCCGCGACGACGGCGGAGGTCGAGTCGTAGTGCTCGATCGCTGCGCGCGCCGACAGGCCGGGACCAGCGTGCCCGCCACCGATGGTGAGGTGGCCGACCGCGACCCGCTCGCCGTTGTCCAGCGCCACCTCTCCGGTGCGGAAGTGGGCGTAGTTGGTGAACGAGCGCGGCGGGGTGACGCAGGCGTTCTTGAAGCCGACGTGGCAGGTGGACCACCCGGCGAGGTGGCCGAAGACCTCACCCTCGTCGGTCACCGTGATCGCAGAGAGGCGCTCCAGTTCGGGGTCAGCGAACCAGGCAGCGGGAGCCTTGAGCAGGTTCGCGGCCACCAGTTCCACCGACGCCGCAGGAGCAGTGTCCTCTAGGATCTCGGCGGCAGCCTTGTGCTCGCCCGGCCAGATGCCGAGCGCGTCCTTGTGCCACTGTGCGCAGATCTGGTTCAGGAAGCGCAGGTCTTCGGGAGAGTTCTCCCCGATCTCCTCGCCCACCATCACCCGGCAGCGGTTGAAGTCGCCGGGCACGCCCCAGCCGATCTTCTCGTAGCCAGGCTCGCCGGGACGCGTCCAGTAGTCGTGGATGCGCTTGGTCTCTCGGGGGTGGGTGAGCCAGCCAGGGCCGCGCCGGAACTCCACCGAGGCGGTCAGCGACTCGGGCACGTCCTCACCCAGGGTCTTGTAGGCGCTGCGCAGCGCAGCCTTGGCCGAGGAGATCTTCGCCTCCGGCGCGTCCACCTGGTTGATCCGGGACGCGGCAGCGTGCACGCCAGCGCGGGACAGGTCCCCGTTGGGCTCGCGGATCGGCAACTTGTGGTCGGCCTTGTTCTCCTTGTCCGAGGACAGGTGGATCAGGCAGGCGCGGTACCACTCCTCGGGAGTGAAGCGCGACGCGGAGCCGTCCCAGGGCTTCTCGGAGATCGCCAGCGTCTCGACGGAGGCGGCGAGGTCGTCCTCCTCCTCGACCGGCATGAAGTCCTCGGGTCCTGCACCGAGCGCCACCCATGCCTCAGCGAAGGCAGGGATGGAGACGATCGAGGCGGAGGCGATCCGTGCGCTGGTGAACAGCACGGACTCCTGCTCCTCGTCGAACTCGAACTCGGCGGAGTCCGCGTCGATCGAGACGCCGAAGCGACCGAACTCAGCGATCATCCCGATCACCTTGTCGGCCTTCTCGGTCGAGAGAAAAACGCCCCGCCCGCGCAGTTCGTTCCCGACCCGAGCGATCTGGTCGATGCGCGCGACAGTGACCGAGCCGTCGTGGCCGTTGCCGGAGGCTTCCTGCCAGGTCAGCGGGACCGGCAGGTCACGCCAGGTCAGGGCCTGCTCGGCGAACATCCGCTTGTCCCCGCTCATCACTCCCTCGGGAGCGAGCACGCCGTGCCAGGGCACAGCCATCATCGGGGCGGGGTCCTCCTCGGTCTCGGCGGCAGCGGCGATCTCGTCAGGCTTCTCCGCAGCCTTCGCCGGAGCCAGAGCGCAGCGGCAGTTGATCCACAGGTCGATCGAGACGCCGGGGTAGCCGGGGTAGGGCATGTCCTCCCCGCCGACCTTGAACGTCTCACCGATCGCACGCTGCTCGCCGTCCACGTCCCGGTGGGCGTGCCGCACCGCGCCGTCGTGCATGGTGACCCACTCCATCACCAGCGGCTCAGGGTCGGTGTCCGCCGCAGCCATGGTGGCCGAGTTCAGGATCGCCGTGGCGAGCCAGGTGGCGATGTTCACCGGGTCCGAGTCGGTGGTGGTCTTGGCGAGAGTCTTCTTCACGTCGGACAGGAAGCGGTTGAGCGGACGGACGTAGCCGCCCTCGCCGCCCTCCTCCCGGAAGACCTTGCCGAACTCCTGGCCCACGCGCGAGGTGAGCGGGTCGGCCCAGTTCTTGTCGCCCTCGCGGAGCCGGTCCAGTGCGGCACGCACAGTGCCGATCAGACCAGCCTCCAGGTTCTCCTGAGCCGTCCGCCGCCGCGCAGCGAACTCCTCGATCGCGAACAGTTCCATCTTCACACCATCTCCGTGAGCCAGTGAGCAAGCCGGTCTCGGTCGTGCTTGGCCTGCTCAGCCAGAAGGGTCTTGCAGTAGGAGTCCAGCACAGGGATCACCTTGTCGGCGTCAGCGATGCCGTCGAGCACCTGGCGTGCGGTCGGCCAGGCGTCCTCCATCACGGCTGCGGCGGTGCCGTTCGCCATGACGAAGCAGTGGGTCTCATACGAGGGCACCCCGACCGGAGCCTGCCCCTTCGAGCGGAGCCGGTTCCCTGCTCGCTCCAGCGCCCGGAACACCAGCGCCTCGGACGCTGCCAGCAGCGCGCTGTCCGGGGTCTTCGGTCGCTCCGGGTGGTCGAGCAGGGAGGGGTCTGCGGGCTGCTCCCGTCCTTCCCCGTTGACAGGAGCAGCCACGTTCAGGTGGACGCCGAGGGCCTCCAGCGCAGCCTGCATCTGCTCAGGCGTGGCGGAGCCGGTGGCGACCTTGACGGTGAGCCAGCGCCGGAACTCCTCCGGCGACGGCATGTCCTCGGGGTTGAAGCCGTTCTCGCGCACCACGACCGCCCCCGACACCAGGCCCCGGTCGAACAACTCCAGCGCCTCCTTGCTGCGGTCGGGCCGCAGGCGCAGGGCGGAGGTGTCGTAGACGATCGTCCACTGGGGGTCGCCGTTGATCGCCGGGCGCAGGTAGCCGACGACCAGGCCGTTGACCACCGTGTCGAGCATCGGCTCGATGTGCATCTTGATGGTGGCTTCCTCGATCTGCCACGCCCCCCAGTGGGAGACGCCGTTCGAGTTGCCGCCACCGGTCCCCATGTTCGAGGCCATGCCGAGCACCTGCTCGGGCGGCAGGTCCATGCCCAGCGCGAAGCGGCGGATCGCCTCGGCGCGCAGCGACTGGGAGTTCGCGTCCAGTTCGGACCAGAACTGCATCCAGCGCGGCTTGTCGATCATCTCGCCAGCGGTCTGGACGACGATCGGGATCTTGGAACTCGGCAGGCCGGGGTCCTTGAGCGACTCCATCATCGCGTCGCCCAGGGTGACCATGAAGGCTTCGGCCTGGTTGGAGGTCTCCACCTCCTTGCCGTCCTGGGCGGGCGGCGGAGGGAAGGTCATCTCCTGGGGCAGGAACAGGATGCCGTTGCCCGCCAGGCGCGAGGTGATCTGCGCGTAGATGTGACGGGTCAGCCACTCGATCTCCGCCAGGATCGGGAGCAGCGCCTTGAAGGGCGAGTCGGCACAGAGTCGGTCGGACGGGTCTGCCATCCACAGGCGGATCACCACGTCGTCGTCGGTGAGCACCGCGTCCGGGCGACCGTCGCTGTACTTGATGGTCCACCGGTCTCCGGTGACCTCTACCTCCAGGACTGAGATGATCTCCCAGACCGAGATGGTGTTGCCCTCGTCGTCGGCGATCTCCCGACCGACCAGGTAGCACTCTCCGGCGATCGCGAAGTGCAGCCCGATGAGTTCGAGCATCTGCTTCTGGCCGCTGGCACCGTTGAACAACTCGGCGAACACGTCGGCAGCCGGTCCCTGGTTGGTGCGCTTGACCGTCCCGTCTCCACTGATCTGCGCGACGGAGAGGGAGGCGCGGGAGAGCGCGTGACCGTAGAAGCGGGCGGCGAAGCGGGCCTCACCGCAGATCGCGTAGTGCCGGTAGCACTCGCGCTGCCACTCCTTCTTCCCCTGGTAGATGCGCGGCATCCGTCCCGTGAACCGCGCCGCTGATGCGACCAGCGAGTTCGACGGGATGACGGGCGCTGTGGCTACCGCCTTCTTCGGACGAGGCATCTACCGCTCTCCTGTGGGAGTTCTTCTGGGGGGAGTGTCGCACAGCAGGGAGGGAGAGCGCTGCATCTTCACTCCGCTGGCTCGTCGTAGGCAACCACCATCGACGACACCTGGGAAGCAGCCAGCCATCCCCAGAAGAACCACCAGGTCCAGTGTCCACCCGAGAACCACCACCAGGCCAGCGACCCGGCGACGAGGTAGGGGTTCATGCACCAGGGGCAGTTGAACAACTTCCCCCAACGGTCTCCGACGAGCACCATCCATCGCATCCGGACCCACTCGGCTGGCGGGTAGTCGTCGTGGGTGATGATCCGTCCCAGTCGGGCGACCCCGCAGATCAGCACCAGTGCGAACGCGATCCATTGGAAGTGGCTGTAGTCCATCTCGTTCCTCTCGCAGATTTAGGTTGACCTAAATTGGGTCAGCGTCCCCAGCGCCAGCGCAGGCTGTTCGGGCTGGCGATCTCGGCGGGCATGGCTCGGGAGCCCAGGTGCGTGACACCGTGCACGAGGGCGTCGACTCGGTTGGGGGAGGGACCTTCGCCCGGCACCCAGGTGGTCTGCTCCTCCTCCAGGTCGGAGAGGGCTCCGCGCTGGCCGAGGTGCTTCACCTTCTTCTTCTCGTACAGCGCGACCACGGGCTCGGCTCGCAGTTCCTTGCCTCGCCGGGAGTTGACCAGCCGCACCAGCGCACCCTTGTAGCCGGAGTTCTCCAGGGTGAACTTCACCATGTCGCCACCGTAGTTCTTCTCGGCGACGATGAAGTTGGCCGACCAGCGCTCGTACGCGGAGTTGGCGGTGCGTGCCCACTCGCCGGGGCTGTACTTCCCGGACAGGTCTTCGAGCACCCAGATCGTGTTGTACAGGTCGATCCCGACGACGACGATGCCGGTCTCGTCAGACTTCTTGTTCGCCGTACCAGCGGGGTCCACCGCCACCACGATGCTCTTGAACTCGGGAGCCTCCTCCTCGTAGAGGAACATCTCCCAGTTCCACAGCGCGCCCTCCACGTCTTCGAGCACCTCGCCGTGCAACTCCTGACGGCCCAGCCGGGTGCCCTCGTACTTGGACAGGACGGTGCGGCGGAAGTTCTCGGCCAGGTTGTCGAGGTTGGCGTAGGTGGAGACGCGGTGGATCACCGTCATCGGGTCTGCCATCAACTCGCGCATCCACTTGGTCGGCTTCGGCGTCGAGGTGGCGACGATCTTGGGGTCCAGGCCGGGGAGCCGCAGACCGAACTGCATGTTCGACCAGCACTCCTCGACCAGCGGCCAGTGCGCAGGCTCGTCGCACCAGATGAAGCCAGACTGGGGGCCACGCAGACGGTCGGGCTCCTCGGCGGAGAAGCCCTGGGCGATCGCTCCGTTGGGCCAGGTCAACTTCTTCTTCGACGGCTCCCACAGCGGGCGCTTCCCTGGGGGCGACGTGGCGAGGATGCCCGAGACACCCTCGACCATCGTCTCTCGCAGGTCGTAGCCGGTGGGCGCGATGAGGATGAGGCGGGGGACGCGCTTGGTGACCCGGTGGGTGATCTCCGATCCGGTG